CTCCTTCAAGTAGTGCGCTCTCACGAGCGTACCCTCGAAGTAGTCGCCGCCGCAACTCTCTCTGAAAGGACCATCACAGAAGGTCTTTTTCGCATTCGGCGTGAAGCCGAAGTAGCGCAGAGCGGCAACCATGGCTGCATGGTGCTCGGTTTCAACGATAATGTCGTCGCCGAACACTGTAATACAGCGGCTGCCGATAACTTTGCCTAGGGTCCAGAACAGGAGGGTCTCGAGAGGGAAGGTAAAACCATTCCCCATCGACGAGTACTTCGAAAGAAGCACCGTTTGACCATCTAAGTCTGTAGAACCTGCTCGCAGAGAGTTCAGTAACGAAAGCCAATCGGAAGGTAGCAGCAGTTGAACGAGTCCAAAAGCTACAGTGTCCGATGCGTTACTAAGGTCAATGGTTGAGAAGGTACCATGGCGACTAGCGATTTGCGCCAGCCATTGATGATAAGGCTTCCCATTGGCCAGATTGACCTTGTACACTTTTTCGATACGCCTCTCAATGTGCTTACCAGCGTCAAGCTGGAGGCTCACCATGAGGCTGGCCTCGATGCAACAACCGCGATCCTTGGACGAGTCCTTCGGAACGGTGAAAAACCGGTTCGACCTGACCTCTTTTAAAGGCTTGAGGAAGAACGGGGTCCCGTTAAGGGACCTTTGCAACGAGGTTTGATCACTACCAGTGTACACGGTAGGCTGAGACAGAAGTTTGTCAGGTATTGTTACCCGCTTACCTTGATCTGATAGAGTGGAGCCCCCGGAAAACCGGGGGGTAAGGCGGCTAGGAGCCTTGCCTAGAACGTATGCCAATTCGCGACGCCACTGACCTATAAAGTCACATATGGCTAAATCCTGAGGTTCAAAAGGCCCCTGGAAGTCACGAAATCTGGATAGACGTACGTTTGTAGCTCGACATTGGGCTTCGGTCTCCCAAAATGTCGCTACGGCAGCCTGGTAGCATTTGTCCTTGTCGGTTGGGATCAGCATCTTACGAGTGATCTCAACACACAGGGCGTCGCGGAAGTATTCAGCCGCGTCTTTATAAGTACCAGGTTTCCTTAAGGTCTCTTTTTGAATGAGAGCCCACTCGCCACGATCTAAGAGCTTTTCCAGGCTCTTCGAGCGTTCAGAGTCAATTCCGCGATATAGTTTTCGCAGAAACCCTTGAATTTGATTCATAGGTCCAAACTCCAGTTTACGTTGCTGGGTACGCGTCGTGGATCAGCTCTTTGATGAGCGGATTCCCAACGATGTTTGCGGCGAAGGCCGTAAAGTCGTTTTTCAGCGATTCCGGGAACGTGTCTGGCATCGACACACTAATGTTAACTTCGGCAGCGCTGCCCACAAGTGTGAGGCCCGTGACGGCGTCATTATATGACGACGGGAGACGGAACTTAAGCGCCAGCTTTCGGCTTTTGTTAGTGGTACGATGTGCACTCACGGTGATGGTTGGGAAGACAGAGCTAATAGGGCCTTCTTTAAGGGCCCATGCAGCAATGCCCCCGTCACCCGCCGCAGGAGTAACAAGGATGAAGGTCTTATCGACCGGGGTAGAGGCACCGTTCTTTACGGTGATATTTGTTGCCTGAGGCATAGTAATTGTCCGACTTAGTTAAAACTTCGAGTTGATCCCACAAGAACCTGGAGCCCACGGAACTTCTGTATGAATAAGCTAGCAGCGATGCCAGCTAAGTCAAAAGAAGCGTCCGGGAGCCTCAAGATCATGGGGGGGCGTCCAACGCCACCTAACTTCTGAAACTTGTCTTCTAGTTGAAAGCTACTTCGACCGCCATAGGGCGGCTTGGTAACAACCTTCTGTTGAACAGTACAGTCGTAGGTGAGGTGGTGGGCGTTTACCGTCACACTCGTCGGGAACGCTAGGCCTGCAAAATCCGTTAAGGAATTCACAAGCGAACCAGTATTCACAAACATGTTGACGACAAACGAGAATGGGACTAGGTCCCATGCAACGGCGGCTGGGTTGTTTAACCCAGCGCGTTCGGCGAGCCAGAGGTTGGGATTAGAAATCTCAACAGTGACACCCCTGCTGTAACTCAAAACGCCGTTTACACGGTGCTTGAGGTCGCAGATGGAGTCACCCGTCATCCACTCAATCTCCAAGTACGTGCGGGCCGTGGCCGACACACGTTGAGCTTGGGGTTGAGTATTGATGACGGTGGATGCCGCAGCGTGGATGTCGGAGAGCAGAGGCTTCCATCCGAAAACGAGCTCCAGATACTGGTCAGCTAGAGCCTTCAGCTTATAACGATTACGGTGTTTCCCGGTCTTGCGGTCAATGACCTCAATCTCGATGATACGTCGTGCTCGTTGTTCAAAGCGGTCAGCCTGCAGTGACATCTGTCTGTAGCGCGTAACAATCATCTCGCGAGATTGCTTCCAGGAGCCAATCGTGACTCCCAGGGCCGCTGAGCCCTTGTAGAGGCGTCCCCGCAGGCGGGCATAGCTCTCAGCCTCCAACCTTTGCCTAGCGGCCTTATACTCAGGACGGTTACTAACGTTAAACGGGGGCGACCCCGGAACGTAAGCAGCCGAACCCTTGTTAGACGGCGCGAGCAAGTGCTGGATGGTTTTGACGTTCTGCCTGCCGAACGGGTTATCGCGTAACACCAGTTTCCCACCTTTTCTGGTGGAATGGTACCACACGAGATTCTTACTTTCGACCAATACGACACCACCGTAACCGTTGGGTCTGGTCTTCTTGTAGAGAATCGACGGCATTAGGATCTCCCCCCCGGCTGTGCCGGGCATTTGAGCAGGTAACTGCAGGAGTCCAGAAAGAACAGGGCCCCTTCTGAGTATTCGGAGAGTGAGCATAGGTTAACAACCACGAAGCGACCAAACCCCGCCCGAAGGCGGAAGTCGCACACCTCGACGGCTGTAAAACAAATGTTCATTTAAAAACTC